AAATTGATAAACCTGATGTCAATCCAGACTTTCCTGAAGATTGGCAAAAATTGTTTGTCAATTTTAGATGTCAAGAAGACTTCATTGAATTTATGAAAAAAATGGATGAAGCGGCTCTTCCTAAACTAAAATCATTTATATATAAGAAGGATAAAGATAATGGTCTCCTCGACTTCTTTTAATAGTATAGCAGAAGTTCAAAAGGAATGGGATAATCCTTATGTTCAATGGTATGCTGCGGGTATGCCAACATTTGTTGGTTATAATCTAGCACCTTGGAGACAATTATCGGTTTATTTTCCTACGAAGGAAGATAGAGAACATTTTGCTAAGTTCTTTAATTACAATCTTACAGATAAAACTAAGGTTGTTTGGTTTCCTATTAAGGAAGTTGAAAAGAATAACATGAATAGAGTTATCGAGGATGATCCAAATGTCTGAGGAATTTACCACAAGTTATCCAATCTACATTATCTCAAAAGGTAGATGGGAAACACGTCACACTTCCAAAGCACTTGAAGCACTTGGTATTCCTTATTATATTGCTGTTGAACCACAGGAATATAATAACTATGCTGCTGTAATTGATCCAAAAAAAATTCTTACACTTCCATTTAGTAATCATGGTAAAGGTTCTGGCCCAGCACGTAATTGGTGTTGGGAACATTCACAAGCAAATGGCTTTAAACGTCACTGGCTTATGGATGATAACATCTTTGAGTTTTGGCGCTTAAATAACAATAAACGATACAGAGTTGAACGAGGGTCAGCTATTTTTAGAGCGGCTGAAGACTTTGTTGATCGTTATGAAAATATAGCACTTGCTGGTTTTCAATATAAGTTCTTTGCTGTTGATGATTATCCATATCCTCCTTATCTTCTCAATACACGTATTATGTCGTGCTTCCTAATTGACAATGACTGTCCACATAAATGGCGCGGCCGTTATAATGAAGACGTTGACTTGTCAATTCGTGTTTTGAAAGATGGCTTGTGTACTATGTTGTTCTATGCTTTTCTATGTGGTAAAGCTAGAACCGGTACTGTTAAGGGTGGTAATACGAGTGAAATCTATAATAACTATGAAGAAGATGCATCACTCAAGAAATCACAAATGCTTGTTGAAATGCATCCAGATGTAGTTTATTTGGCAGAACGCTATGGCCGTGTTCATCATGTTGTTGATCTTAATGCTATTAATAACAAGAATGGTTATCCAGCGGTAAAAAATAATAAACTTATTCTAAAGAAAGATGCAAAAATACTAAATAAGGTTGATAATTATGGTATGAAGCTCATACGCCAATGGGGAACTGATGATGCTTATGAAGATACTTCATACTCCGCTAATACATTCCCAGTAGGAAGGAAAACTATTTAATGACTGATATATTGGTCACTGGCGGCGCTGGCTTTATTGGTTTTCATCTTATACAAAAACTTGTAAATGATGGTTATAGAGTACATGCAATAGATAACTTTAATGATTATTATGATGTCAATCTAAAAATTGATAGAGCTGATATTCTTAAGAAGTTAGATATTCATGTTCAGAATGTAGATCTTAATAGTAAGTATGAACTAAGAAATTATATTAATGGTATTATACCTGATGTTGTAATTCATTTAGCAGCATATGCTGGTGTTCGACATTCATATGATAATGCAATGAAATATATTGAGAATAACATTGTTGGTACACAGAATCTTATTAATGCATGTGAAAGTAATCATATTCAGAAAGTTATTTATGCTTCAACATCTTGTGTGATGGCAGGTAATCCTTTACCGTGGAAAGAAGATATATCACTTAATTTACAATTAAATCCATACGGTTATACAAAAAGAACTAATGAATGTCAATTTGCAACATCAAAGATTAAGCAAACAATAGGTTTAAGATTCTTTACTGTGTATGGTCCTTATGGTCGACCTGATATGGCTCTATTCTCATTTTCTAAAGCTGCTGTTGAAGGTAAACCTATTGATGTGTTTAACTACGGCAATATGAAGAGAGACTTTACTTATGTTGATGATATTGTAGCCGGAATTGGAATTTTACTTGACAGAATTAGAGAAAAACCTATTGACTTTTCAGAAGATGAGATATATAATATAGGTTATGGTGAACAAGTAAACCTAATGGACTTCATTTCAGAGATTGAAAAAAACTTCGGTCGTACCATTGAAAAGAATTTAGTCCCTAAACATCCAGCAGATACACAAGAGACTTGGTCAGATACAACAAAGTTACAAGCTCTAGGGTGGAAACCTACAACATCAATTAAAGATGGTGTGGCAAAATTTGCAGATTGGTATAAAGAATACTATCATTGTAATTGAAAGGTTATATTATGAAAATTGCTATTGTCGGTCACGGCTTTGTTGGTAAGGCTGTTGATTATGGCTTTCCTGATACTATGTGTGAGAAATATATTATTGATCCAAAGTATGGTCCATTGACTATTGAGGATCTTAAGGATAAGAATATTAACTTTACTTTTATTTGTGTTCCTACTCCAATGGGACCTAATGGTAATATTGATTCAAGCATAATTGAGAATGTTCTTCAGGAACTTTATAAGCACAATGTTACAGGTATTATTGTTATTAAGTCAACAGCGACACCTGATATTATCACAAAGATTCTAAGTATGACTAATTATGTGGTTTATAATCCTGAATTTCTCACTGAAAAAAGTGCAAATGAAGACTTTGTGAATCCATTTATGCACGTCTTTGGTGGATCACCTGATATTACAACTAAACTAGAAGAACTCTATAAGTTTTACAGCTTATGTAAACCTTGTCCAACATATCATATGTCAGCTGTTGATGCAAGTTTTGTAAAGTATGGGATTAATTCATACTTGGCATCTAAGGTTCTTTGGTTTAATCAATTTCATGATATTGTAGTAAATCAGAATGGTAACTTCGGTAAGATTATTAGCGCAATTACTGCTGATAATCGAGTAGGCAGATCACACACAACAGTTCCTGGCTATGATGGTAAACGTGGTTTTGGTGGTGCATGTTTCCCTAAGGATACATCAGCATTTCTAAATTATGCAAGATCAGTTGGTTTAGACTTTTCTATGTTGGCCGATGCTATTGATAAGAATATTGCATACAGAAAAGATTATGAACGTGATGCTCGAGAACTAGAACAAAATATTAGGTTTGGAGATCAATAATGCCTATGCCTGAGGATTATTATATGAAGAACAAAATTGATTATAAATATGCAGAAGATAAGATTATTGCTGACTTTCATGCCTATATAGATAAAACGTATGGGCAACACTATCAGTCAAAAGATAAAGACATTCAGTGTTTTGATGCTTGGATTGCTCTTGGTGATGCAACACCAACGTTTCGTAATACTGCTATGAAGTACTTGTGGCGTTATGGTAAAAAGAATGGTAGTAATAAAGACGATTTGATGAAAACTTTACATTATACTTTATTGTGTTTGTACATAGATCATTATTCAAAGAAAGGTGATTGAGAATGGAAATTAAAATTGACATGGAAAAGCTACGCGAACGTAAATTATTTGTAGCTACTCCAATGTATGGTGGTCAATGCGCAGGTATGTTTGCAAAGTCTTGCTCTGACTTATCTGCTATTTGTACTCAGTATGGGATCCCCTTACAGTTTTACTTCTTATTTAATGAGTCATTAATCACTCGTGCACGTAATTATTGCTGTGATGAGTTTTATAGATCAGATGCACAGCATATGATGTTTATTGATTCTGACATAGGCTTCAACCCACAAGACGTTATTGCTCTTATGGCTCTTCAAGCTAATGAACCAGAAAAATATGATATTATTGGTGGTCCATACCCTAAAAAGTGTATCAGCTGGGAAAAAATTAAGCTTGCAGTTGATAAGGGTATTGCCGATCAAGATCCTAACGTACTTGAAAAGTTTGTTGGTGATTATGTTTTTAACCCAAAGGGCGGACAAGCTTCTATTCGTATCGATGAACCTGTTGAAGTTCTTGAAATTGGAACTGGTTTTATGATGATTACGAAGGATGCTTTTACAAAGTTTAATGATGCATATCCTCAATATCTCTATCGACCTGATCATGTTCGCACTGAGCACTTTGACGGCTCACGTGAAATTATGATGTATTTCCAGGCCGAGGTAGATCCCGTAACAAAGCGTTATCTATCAGAGGATTATTGGTTCTGTCAAAAAGCTCAACAAGCAAATATTCGAACATGGTTCTGTCCATGGATGAAATTACAGCATGTGGGCTCATATATATTCGGTGGTTCTTTAGCCGATCTTGCCTCTATTGGTGCAGCTGCTACTGCAGATCCAAGTTCACTTGGTGGTAAGAAGAAAAAAGAAAAAAAGTAAGTGACTTTATCTAAAATATGGAGTATAATATGAAACTTGAACAAAAAACTTTGAATGTGATTACTAACTTCTCACGCATTAATCCTTCACTTCTCTTCCGTGAAGGTAGTGTATTGAGAACTATTTCACCTACTAAAACTATTATTGGGAAAGCAAAAATTTCCAATGAATTTCCCACTAAGTTTGCAATCTATAATCTACCACAGTTTTTGGGTATTTTATCTCTGGTTGAAAACTATCAAATGAAGTTTAATGACCGATCTGTCAAGATCTATAATGGAACTACAGCTATTGATTATTATTTTGCTGATGAAGATAATATCAAAACACCACCAGAAAAAGATCTAGTTCTTAAATCTGTGGATGTTACATTTGATCTTAAACATTCAGCTATCATGGAAACAGTTAAGGGTGCTTCTATTCTTGGTCTGACTGATATTGCTGTTGTAGGAAATGGTACAAAGATCTGTATTAAGGCTTTTGATGTCAAGGGAACTACTGATAATAATTTCAGTATTGAAATCGGTGAGACTGATAAAACATTCCAAATTGTTTATAAGTCTGAAAACCTTATGAAGATTCTTGAAGGTGATTATCATGTTGAAGCATGTGTAAATGGTATTACACATTGGACTGCTAAAGATATTGAATACTGGATTATGGCTGAAGCTTCTTCAACATATAAAAGTTGATGTTGATTAGGTGGGATGAAAATTCCACCACTTTTATTATGGAGTTATATTATGCTAGAAGAATTCTTATGGGTAGAGAAGTATCGTCCAAAAACTATTGAGGATGCAATTCTTCCTCAAGAACTTAAAATTACTTTTCAACAGTTCGTTGATCAAAAGAATATTCCCAATTTAATCTTATCTGGTTCAGCAGGTGTCGGTAAGACAACTGTTGCTCGTGCTATGCTTGAACAACTTGATTGTGATTATATTATTATCAATGGATCAATGAATGGTGGTATTGATACACTCAGAAATGATATTCAAAACTTTGCTTCCACTATGTCAATGTATGGTGGTCGTAAATATGTTATCCTTGATGAGGCTGATTACTTAAATGCTAACAGTACTCAACCTGCTCTTCGTAACTTCATGGAAGAGTTCTCAAAGAACTGTGGTTTTATTCTTACTTGTAACTTCAAAAATCGTATCATTGAACCACTTCATTCTCGTTGTTCGGTCATTGATTTTAAGATTAATAAGAAGGATATGGCTAAACTTGCTGGTCAATTCTTTAAACGTGTACAGACTATTCTTGAAAAAGAAAATATTGAATATGATAAATCAGTTATTGCTGAAATCATACAAAAGTATTTTCCGGATTGGCGTCGAGTTCTCAATGAGTTACAACGTTATTCTGCCACAGGTAAAATTGATTCAGGTATTCTAGCAAACCTGCAAGAAACATCAATTAAAGAACTTGTAAGTCTTTTAAAGGATAGAAACTTTACTGAAGTTCGTAAATGGATTATGCAGAATATGGATCAAGACCAGACTCATATATTCCGCAAATTCTATGATTCAGCAAAAGATTATTTCAAAAAAGAATCTATTCCTGAACTAGTTCTTCTTATCTCACAATATCAATATCAGTCAGCATTTGCGGCTGATCCTGAAATTAATCTTGCAGCATTCTTTGTAAAAATAATGACTGATTGTGAGTTCCTATGAAGAATTTACTAGGTGAACAAATTGAGCAAGTAGAAGTAATTGAACAAAAGAAAAGTCAATATGATTGGCGCTATGAAAATAGCATCAATACTACAAAAGAATATTATGTAGTTGAGGGACCACAAGTAGAACACAAATATGTTCCTTGGAGAACTAATAAGTCATTATCGAACTATCCTGATACAGTTATGGATGCGGCTATAATGAATATGAGTGCTCATCTTGATCTACAACTTCAATTTGACTACTATTTCTATGCTATCAGGAGAAAAAAGAGGTTCTTTAAACGCCCAAAGATTGATAAAGATGCTGACTTCCACCTAATACAAGAATGCTATAAATACAATAATCGGAAAACTGAGGAGGCTCTTCGGGTACTCACCAGCAATCAAATCAAGATTATTGAGAAAAAGCAAGAAAAAGGTGGAACAAGATGACTTTAATAGATTCACTAGTTGAGGTGAAAATAGCAGAAGAAGAAGACTTCCTTAAAATCAAGGAAACTTTGACTCGTATTGGTGTTGCTTCCCGTAAGGATCAAAAGTTATATCAATCATGCCACATCCTTCACAAGCAAGGTAAGTATTATATTGTGCACTTCAAAGAGTTATTTGCTCTTGATGGTAAACCTTCTGATCTTACTAATGAAGATAAGGGCCGTCGTAATACTATTATTCAATTACTTGAAGAATGGGGTCTTATTAAAGTTGTTGAAGAGAACAGTATTAAAGAACCAAAAGCACCAATGTCACAAGTGAAGATTATTCCTCATAAGGACAAGGCTAATTGGACACTTGAAGCAAAATATAATATTGGTAGAAAGAAGAAATAAATGTTCAAAATCTTTAAGATGAAGCCAAAAACAACGGCAGAAGTGAAACTTGAACAAATTTCAAAAATTATGTTTCCGCCCTTAGAACTTCATATTGATAAGGACGGGAACAAATATCACATTGATCACTCATTAGATACTAATCTTGAGGCCGCTTTAATGGATCTCGAGGAAGGTCATAATGATGCTGCTAGTCAAAAGACCATTCGAAGTGTTACGGAGCAAATTATCCGTATTCGTAAATCATTAGAAGCATATCAACTTATTGATGATGAAGCAAAATACTTCATTGCCGAAGATCCGGAGACTAGGGATGTTGAAGAAATACAAGTTGCAGATAACATCCATTGATAAGTTCATTGATTCTCTGGAAGAGATGATTGATGCTCGTGATGATATGTGGGATGAGGAAAAGTATTCCAACTATCGTGAGATGTGGAAGATTAAAAATGAACGCTACCTTCCAGCTAAAAAAGCTCTGAAAGAAGCCCTCTATGACTTTATTGCTGAGGTCATAGAAGAGGAGGATCCAGAGCAATAAACTTTTTATTGCTAAGCGTAAAAAACGTTTGACATTTATTTCTAATTATTATATAGTTAGAATATGAATTGGAGACATAGACAATGACCACCACAGACATAGCAATAACATTATCACCGTTCGCAGTTTTCTTCTTAATTGTAGCAATCGGTTTTGGTTTTGCACACTACTTTGACGTGAAAGGTCAGTAATATGATGGAATTCAATAACTTCGAAGCTTCGCACGAAGCACTCATCAACGCTAGCATTATCCCTACAGAAATTGAATGGGCTGGCGGTACTTTGTTTCTTACATGCACTGAACCAGAAGCACGTAAGATGTTTCACTTATTTACAACGATTCATGGACTTGGTCACGTTATTGTGAATCGTTTGCTTGGTACTGACGAATACGCTTTTGACTTTGTATAGGATGTTTGATATGAATAAGCCAAGGTATATGGATTGCGTTAATGTTGCGCAAGAAATTCGTAACATTTTGCTAAATGCGAAAGAGTTTGGCTATTCAAAGTCAGACTTAGAAATTGAGATTGAAGAACTTGCAGATAAGATAGATGATGATCACTGCGAGTATATGACTCAGCTTTATGTTAAAGAAGAGGTTTGATATGATTATCGATGAGTATGACTTTGAGAAAACAGCTCAAGCTGTCTTTATTATGAATCCTTCGGCTCAAGAGCTCTATAGCGATTGGCAAGAACTACGCTCTTTCATGGTTTCGATGGCGTATCGTAATGGTGACAAAACAACATCTTTCAGTACTGGTGGGTTTCAGCTGACCTTCTTTAAAGCCAGTGACGGAGAAACTTGCTGTCGTGCTTCGGTCTGTGGTTCAGTAGCTTTGCAATATGCTGAGAAACATTGGGATTTTGCAAAGAGATTGAAAAAAGAATTGGAGTTGTTTGACGCATGAACAAGAGACAACTTACACTCAAGAACATGATTGACGCTGGTATCATTCCTACAGTGATTGATTCAACGTCAATTTGGAAACAAGATGAAGAAGATATTCCCTTTCATTGGGGTGATATCGAAGTTCTTGGATATGGTAAAACATTCCGTGAAGGCAATAAAGATGGAGATGTTATTGATGTTCATCGTCAATACACTGGACCAAATAAGATTAATCTCGAAGGCACTGGCGAGATGACTATGGGAATGTGGAGCAAACGATGACAATGCATCTCTGTCCAGCATTTGTAACTACAACAAATTACCGTAAGCGTAAGAATAAGCTCAATGCTAAGCAACTTGCGGCTAAGGCTGCCCATCAAAAATTTGTAGAGAAATATACAAAAGGTCAAAAATCCGATAAAAAATTGGTTGACAAGTTATTCAAGATGGAATATATTGAGAATATGAAGGTTGAACGCTCGGCATTTGGTTATACTGGTATGACTCGTGGCGTTTTTGCTCAACCTAAGGAAAAAGTTTATACCGGTGACAAACTCATTGGTATTGCTACAATGCATAAATCGAATATGGTTCCAGTCTTTAAGGCTGAGGATGCTGCTGATATTGCTAATATGCGGAGATGAACATGAAAAACTATCATATCCAAGCTCAAGATACTTCTGGTAACTGGCGCACATATCATGTTACGCAAGCGGGACCTAATATGCAAAGAGTTTTGTCAGAGATGCAATCTTTAAAGAAACGCTATCCTGACTATCGAATTCGCACTGTCGATGATGATGGGCGAGTAGTTGACATCCTTTAATGGTGTCTTATTTTTGTAAAATGGAGAAATTATTGATGACTAAGACAAACAAGTTGCTTGCTGCTTTTGAGCATGGTGAAGAACTTACTGCTGCTCAAATGAAGTCCCGCTTTGGTATTGCTAATCCACACGATGCAGTTCGTGCATTGCGTAACTCTGGTTATGCTATTTACTTGAATAAGGGT